GTACAACTAACAAAGCAAGATATAAATAACATATTAGTTTTAATCGCTAGGGCAGAGATAAAGGGTAATGAAGCACCTGCTGTAGCTCAAATACAAGAGAAGCTAGGTAGTGCTGTAAAATCGTCTGTAGAGCCCCAGAATGCCCCAGAACAAGAGAAAGAGGGCAAGGTGATAGAGGGTAATTAAAAAAGCCACTAAGGGCTTTTATATGTTTTACTGAATCTTCTACCACACCTACATTGATAGCGATATACCACCCTTTTACTAGAAAATACAGTTTTAACCCATAAAATACAGGTCAATACAACCTTTTTACAGGTAGGACACTTTGTCCAAGTATTGTATGTCATGGTACAATAGTTTTATTAACCTAACTATAACATATATGCCGTTAAACAAAAAAGGAAAAAAGATAATGTCCGCTATGAAAAAAGAGTATGGTTCTAAAAAGGGGGAGAGTATATTTTACGCTTCTGAGAATAAAGGAACTATAAAGGGCGTTAAGAAATCTAAGAAGAAATAGCTTGATACTTTATAATTAGTGTTTTATAATTTATACATGAATCATCGTGTATTATCAGAAGAGCAGATAAAACAGGCTAAAGAACTCAAAGAACAAGGTAAATCAAAAAGACAAATAGCGTTTATTCTAGGCGTAGCTCAAACTACAGTCTGGGATAACATTTTTAATACTAAGAAAAGGGTAAGGGTTTATAAGAAATACCTTAAACCTGTAGAGAAAAGAAAACCTTGTGCTAAGTGTGAGATATTGATGTCTAAACAGATAAAAGGTAATTTTGTACCACTGAACTATCAGGTAGGAGATATATGTTCTGGGTGTTATTTAGATGAGATGAATATCAATTATGTTGATTTACTAAAGTTATAGGGTATAATTTATATATGGCAGATGATGTAGGAAGACCTAGTTTACTTGACGATGAACAGTTTTTATTGAAAATTAAAGACTTGTATTTAGATGGTAAAAATGAGAAAGAAATAGCGGAAATACTTGAGATTCCACTTAATACATGGAACTATTGGAAGTGGAAGAATTATCAAAGCTTTTCAGATAAACTCTTATCTTATAAGCACGAAAGGCTAATACAGAAAGCAGAAGCTAACGTAGAAGTGCTTATGGAATCAGAAGATGAGAGGATACAAGCTGATATGAGTAAGTTTATTCTTGAGACAGTAGGAAAGAGAAACTACTCAAAGAGAATAGAATCTACTGGAGCTGATGGAAAAGATTTACCAACACCTATAATACAATTACAAAATGTACAGTCTGACAACAGCAACCAAGAAGATAGCGAAACTGAGTAAGAAGATAAGAGGTGTCCAAGGTGGGACTTCTGCTTCTAAAACAATTAGTATTTTATTGTATTTGATTGCTAAAGCTCAAAGTGATAAAGAAAAGACGCTTACTTCTATTATTGCTGAATCAACACCACACTTAAAACGTGGTGCTCTTCGTGACTTCAAGAACATAATGCAAGAACATCACTATTGGAAGGATAGCTTATGGAACGCTACTGATAGTATTTATACATTTGAGACAGGCTCACAGATAGAGTTCTTTAGTGCTGACCAACCAGATAAACTTCGTGGTGCTCGTCGTGATAGATGTTTTATCAACGAGGCTAACAATGTAGCCTTAGATGCTTTTGACCAACTAGAGGTGCGTACTAAAGAGTTTATTATCTTAGACTGGAATCCATCAACTGAGTTTTGGTTTTACACTGACGTATTGGGACATCGAGATGATGTAGAGCATATTGTTTTAACGTATAAAGATAACGAGGCACTATCGCCAGAGATTATTGCTTCCATTGAGGCTCGTAAAGAACGTAAGGGGTGGTGGAAAGTTTATGGAGAGGGACAGCTTGGAGAGGTTGAGGGAAAGATTTACAAGGACTGGGCTATTATTGATGAAATACCACATGAGGCAAGACTAGAACGATATGGCTTGGACTTCGGTTATTCTAACGACCCTTGTGCAATAGTAGCGATATATAAATACAATGGAGGTTTTATACTCGATGAAATACTTTATCAACGAGGTTACAGTAACAAACGTATAGCTGATGTATTCTTAAACCAAGAAAAGCAGGCTATGGTGGTAGCTGATAGTGCAGAACCTAAGAGTATTGACGAACTTATATCTTATGGAATAACTGTAATAGGAGCTGATAAGGGTGCTGACTCTGTGAATTATGGAATACGATTGATACAAGACCAGCGAATATCGGTAACAAAACGCTCAATAAATCTCATTAAAGAATATCGTAACTACTTATGGCGAACTGATAGAGACGGAAACATACTTGATGTGCCAGAAGGAGGACTAGACCACGCCATGGACGCCATGAGATATGCAATGGTAACTCTTAACATAGATACAGGACTTTCTGATGTAGAAAAATACATGATGGCAGAAGCTAGACGTAACGCAGGTACTAACTTCGCTAAGTAATCCGACCAAACTTTCTTATATAATGGTCTTAATGGAAACATATAAGATATTTACTCATCTTGATGACATTATTGATTCATATAAAGAACCAGTAAAACGAATAGATGGACTACTCCGTGACCCTAAAGACATAATTAGAACAGTAGAGTTCTATACTAACAACGAATTTCTATCAGGTAGTAGAGATGAACTTGGACGTGAGAAGCCTTTTTATAACGTCGTTAATTATCGAGTAACAACAGCTAAAACAAATACAGACCTAGACGTAAAGGATATTAAATACGAGCCAGATTCACTTAAAGACTCTGTGCCAGCTATGCTCATTAACCATGAGTTATACAAGTATCTCAAGGAGTCTAATTTCTCATTGACCCTAAATGAAATGGGAATCACTCGTCCTAAGTATGGTGGAGTCTTGGTCAAGAAATACAAAGAAGCTAATGAGCTACACATTGAAGTAGTTGACTGGGTAAATGTAGACTTTGACCCTGCTGATGTAATGGGCGGAGCTATCATTGAGACTTTCTATTTACAACCGTCTGAACTTGCTGAGAAGGCTGATGTTTGGGATAACGTAGATGAAGTATTAAAAGCTCACAACAAACTAAATAAGAATAAGCCAGCTAAGATTGAGGTTAAACAAGTATCTGGTGAATTTCCTGAGTCTTTCTATCCTGACAACGAGAACAATCAAGAGTATAAAGATAATGGAAAGTATGCTCGCATGTGCTTCTATATCGCTTGTGTAGGTAAAAAGAAATATCTCTTATACTACGAATACTCTAAAGAAACAGAATACAAATATTTACCGTGGGAAGCTATCGGTAAAGGACTAGGTCGTGGTGTTGTAGAGGATGGTTTCAATAGTCAAGTATGGATTAACGATGCCATGATTTCTATGAAGAACGCCATGGAACTTAGTGGTAAGGTTATCCTTTCTACTGACTCTCAAAAGGTTTCTGGTAACGCTATCACAGGAGTAAACAATGGACACATCTTTGAGCTAGAGCCAGGACGTTCTATCACTTCACTTAACCTTTCAGCTTCTTCCCTCCCTCAGTTCCAAAACATTATTGAACTATGGAATCAACAATACGATAGGGTTGCTTCTACTTACGACGCTAACACAGGTGAAGCTCCAACAGCAGGAACTCCATACTCTCAGACAGCACTTCTTAATCAGGTAGCTAACACTCCGTTTGAGTATCGACGTGAAGAGTGGGGTATCTTCCTTAACGAAATACTTAATGACTGGATACTACCTTTCTTGAAGAAGCGAATAACTAAAGCTCACTACTTAGTGTCAGAGTTCTCTGATGAAGAATTGGATATAATTGATGAGGCTATTGCTACAGTAGAAACTAACAAGATGACTATTGACACTATCCTCAATGGAGAGATAGTTACACCAGAAATGCAACAAACATTTAGTAGCGAAGCTCTCAATAGTCTCAAGAAGCGTGGCAAGAAGCGTGAGATTGAAATACCAGAAGGCTTCCTCGATGTAGAGGGTAGACTAACAGCTAATATTACAGGTGAACTAAAGAATAAGTCAGCAATCTTACAATCTCTTGACTCTATCTTTAAGACTGTAGTATCTATATTCAATCCTAATACTGGACAATACGCAGCCCTTCAAGACCCAACACTATCTAAAATCTTTGGACAAATAGTAGAGATGGCAGGTGTTCCATTCTCTTCTGCTCAATTATCAAGTAAGCCTGTACAACAAGCAGATGTATCAGCAGTGCAACCAGCACAACCAATGTAATATGGCTAGACTTCAAGATGAATTAAATAGAATAGCAAGTACCTCAAATAGAACCTGTCAGGATTGTTTTAATATCCTTGCTGGTACTACTGGTAGAAGTTCACAGGTTGCTGCCAATATATGGGCTGGCACAACTAATAGAACTATACAAGATGCACTTAATATAAAAGCTGGCACAACCAACAGAGAAAGAGCAGATGCAGCAGCCTTAATACCTATAGTTTAATATGGAAGAAATCAGACGCTTTAATGGAGATATACGAACTAAAGAAGCACTTAAACAATACTTTGAGGCTTTTATTGCTGAGGAGTGTGTAAGAATGGCTTACGAAAGAAAAGATGTATCTCACATAGCAGACGCTAAAGAACTACTAGACAAAGTATTTACTCAAATAGAAATTGACTATGCTATTCCAACACAACAAGGAGAACAAACAAATCAAGCAAAGTAATCTCTACGACCCTAAAGAAAGAGAGAGACTTTTAATGCAATATCAGGGTATCTTTAAACGTAATATCCCAGAGTTTGCTAAAAAGGTTATTAAATCTCAAGCGAAACTAAAGAACTACGCAAAGTAACCGACCACTAGACAATATATAATTACAACATAGCAGCCGAGAGATAGCAAAAATTCTCTCATAACGCATGACAGTAAAGCATAACCTGTTAATAAAAAATGTCTGAACAAGACGAATTGGAACTTTCTACCACAAATGAAGGCGAGGAACTAGAACTCGAAAGCAACCTAGACAATACTGACGATGTTGAAGCTCTTAAGGAACAACTAGAACGAGAACGTGAAGCTCGAAGACAGATTACCGCAAGAGCTAAGAAGGCAGAGGAAAAGCTAAGAAGTGTGTCTTCACAAACCACTCCTACTGTTGACCAAAAACCTAGTCAAACTATTAACAATACTCTCACAGCAGAAGATGTTGAGGTTCGTATATTGAAAGCACAAAAAGTTTCTGAAGATGAAATCACTATGCTTAAGAAGATTGCAGCCGTAAATGGTACTTCAATCATAGAAGCACAAGCTGATGACATGTTTATTTCATTCAAACAGCGCAAAGAGGAACAAGAAAAAGCAGACAAGGCTAAACTTGGTGCATCTCGTGGCTCTGGCTCTGTTAAGAAAGAAAAAGATGTATCATCTCCAGGACTCTCTGATGTTGAACATAAAGAACTTTGGCGTCAAGCTATGGGGAAATAACTTTATCAGTTGTTTACAAATAAAATAAGTAAATAATTATCACACATGGCTCTTGGAACAAATGGTTTCACAGGTGGAAATGGTGGCGACCTTACAGTTGACATCCCTCTACTTTGGGGAAACAAAATCAACGATTACTTCCGTTACAATCTAACTCTCGCAGCGTTCTTTATTGACCGTTCTGACGAGCTTTCAGATGGTGGCGCAGCAATCTACACACCAAACCTTTCAGCTCTTTCTACAAACACAAAGACAGTTAACGCTCAAGTTACACTTTCTTCTCCTGAATACACAAAGGTAACTCTTGATGTATCTACATGGAAAGAAGCGTCTTTCGTTATTGAAGACCGAGAAGCTGCTCAGGTTAAAAAGTCTTACTACTTGCAAGATAAAATTGCTAAGGGTGGGGCTTGGGAAGTTGCTCAAGACCTCGAAGATGCTATCGCAGCATTGTTCACAGGTATTACTACAAACGTAGTTGGACTTGGAACAGCTAACATTGCAGACTCAAGTCTTCTTGCAGCTATCGCAATTCTTGAAACAGCTGGAGTTCCTGGTATTTACGAAGGTGATGTTGCGTGGATTTTCCACCCTAACACTTTCTACCGCCAAGTAGGAAACATCGACAAGATGACTCTATGGCAAAATACTTCTACAGAACTTCCACGCTCAAAAGCTCCTACACGAGCACTTTACTCTATCCCTGTAATCGTATCTCCTGCAGTTCCTGTAGGTGGTGGTGCAGTTGGAGACAACGGTGCACGTCTAAACCTTCTTGCTCACAAGGATACTTTCCACTGGGCACGTCTCTCTATGCCAGTTAAGGCTAAGAGTGGAATGATTGGTTCAGAAGGAGTTAGAGTTCAGCAATCTTACGTTCACGAATACCTCGGTGACTTGGTTACTATTGACCTATGTTACGGAGTAGTTGAGAACAGAGATGATGCTGCTGTTAAAATCCGCTCTCACTCAGTTGCAGTTGGTCTATAATCTAGATTAACTCAATACAAGGAAGTCCCTTTACAGGGGCTTTTTTGTTTGCCATAATGTAAACATGACAGTCAAAGTATCAAACCATTTATTTAAAAAGAGAATTGTTCGCAATACAGCAGGTAATATTATTGACCTTTATGATGAAGCTGACGGAGGTTGGATTATTCAAAAAGGTAGAGTTGTAAACCAAGAGAGATATAACGAAATGTTACAAAAAGAAGAAGATAGGAAGACAGCAGCTCAAGCTATCCAACACCAAAAGGTAGATGAGACTGCACCTGATAGAACAATTACTGGAACAGAAGCTATTAAAAATAATAATAAGATTGAAGAGCTAGAAAAACGTATTGACGGAGTAGATACTAAACTAGACGCAATCTTAAACGCATTGAAGAAGTAATGAACATCTTATTCTATCCAGGCGAGTACCCTTTTTGCTATTACGTCAGGGGTTATCTTCCTGGTATTTACTCTAAGCAAATGGTTGTATCTGACTTTATAACCCACATAGATAGGTCAGACCAACAAAGAATAAAACAACAGCTAGAAAAAGCCGACATTGTTGTATTTCAACGACCTAAAACTAAGGAAACGCTCAATCTTATTAAGTTATTGAAATCAAAAGGCAAGAAAGTTATCTATGAGAATGATGACACATATCTTTATGGTAAGGGGATTAACCCAGAGCTATTAGAAAACGACGCTCAACGTGCTAAGGCTAAAGAAATGAGCGAACTAACAAATGAAATACTAAGTATTTGTGATGGTGCTATTGCTTCTACTGATGTTTTAAGAGATGAATACGCACTAACAAACCCAAATGTCGTTACTTTGAAGAATTGTATTGACCCACTCGATAAGTTTCCTTGTAAAAAGAATGAGACAGGTAAGTTTAGGGTAGGTTTTATAGGCTCAGTCACCACAAATGACGATTACAAGCATATTAAAGACCAAATCAAGCAACTAGATGAAAGAGGTGACATTACAATCGTAGTAATGGGTGTTAAATACCGAGATGGGACATTTATACCATTTATGAAAGATGATTTTGACTTCTGGTCTACAATTAAGAACATAGAATGGCATCCATATGTCAAGATAACAGAGTATATGCTCTCTATTGCAAACCTAGCTCTTGATGTGGCTATCATTCCACGCAAGGCAAGCTACTTTAACAGTTGTAAGAGTAACCTAAAGTTCCTAGAAATGTCATTATTAGGTATTCCTGTAATCGCTCAAGGTTTTGACGGTAGCCCATATGAACAAGATAAAGACTATTTGACACTTGTATCTGATAATAGCAAGTGGTATGATGAAATAGTAAAAGCGAAAGAAAACTACTCGGAGTATAAAGCTAAGGCTATGAAGGCTCAAGAGTATGTATTAAAAGAATATAACATTAAACATTACGCCCCTACTTGGGTAGAGGCAATCAAACAATTATGCAAATTCCAGCAGACATCTTAAAAGAAAGTAATTATGAAGGTTCACGACTTGTAGAGGTTACAGATGAGACAGTTCTAGCCCTCCAAGAACAATTAGACGCTCTACAAAAAGAAGTAAACCCTGTACTAGACAAGTTACAAGAAAACTTCTTTTCTAAGGCTGATGTTATTTATAAAGAAATCAATGAGTTAAACGAAAAGATTAAGCCCCTTAAAGAGCAACTAAAAGAAATGTCAGAGCTCAATAAGTCTGATACTGATTTCATCGAGTCTAAAGAACAAGAAGCTGTACTTATTAAAAATAAAATGCAACCACTTATACTCGGATTAGTTAAAGACCAACTAGGAGAATTTGAGACAGCGAAGCACACTGTTGTTAAAGATGGGAAAATCTATGTTGAGATTTTTGACGAAATCGAAGAAAAAGTAAAAGCTGTTCGAGCATCTAAATCTAAATAGTATGGTTAACCCTGATAAAATTTTTGGAAGACTAAGCAATAGGATGTTTCAAATGGCAGCCCTATATGCTTGGACAAAAGATAATAATATTCCTTTTTTCGTTCAGGATGAAAAATACTTCAAGAAATATGAGAACGAGATAAGACAACTCTATAGTGATGGCATAGGCTCTATAGATAAGGTGTCTATACACGTCCGCAGGGCTAAGAACCCTATAAACCCACAAGAGCCAGCATATTCAGAGAATAGCTTCTATGTGGACTTAGGACATCATCTTCATGAGGACATGAGTGATAACTACTATGTCAGAGCTATGGCTATGTTCCCAAACGAAAAGTTTCTAGTATTTAGTGACGATATCGAGTGGTGTAAGAATAGTCCTATCTTTAAGGGGTGTGAGTTCTATCACGGCACAGAAATTGAAGACATGAACATGATGGCATCATGTAAGCACAATATTATAGCTAACTCTAGCTTTAGTTGGTGGGCAGCTTGGTTAAATAAAAACCCAAACAAGAAAGTTATTGCTCCAGCTAGATGGTTTGCAGACCACAACAACGATTATTTAATAGGAATACCACAATCATGGACAAGAATCTAAAAGCACTTATAACAGGAATAAATGGACAAGACGGCTCTTACTTAGCAGAACTACTACTAGAAAAGGGTTATGAGGTTCACGGGATAGTAAGGCGCAGTAGTGCTGGTAATACTCGTAGAATTAACCATATATTAGACAAAATTACACTTCACTATGGTGACTTAAGTGATGTAAATAATCTAGTCAAAATCATTCAGGTTGTTATGCCAGATGAGATATATAACTTTGCCGCAATGAGCCAAGTAAGAATTAGTTACGAAATCCCAGCGTATACTGGTGAGATAACAGGACTAGGTTTTGCAAAACTTATTGAGGCTGTTAGATTGATAAAGCCAGACACTAAAATATATCAAGCGTCATCTTCTGAGATGTTTGGTAAGGTTCAAGAAATACCACAGAAAGAAACAACTCCATTTTATCCACGCTCTCCTTACGGCTGTGCCAAAGCATATGCTTACTATCTAGGAAGAACCTATCGAGAAGGTTATGGTATGAAAATCTATAATGGTATCCTATTCAATCATGAAAGTCCTAGACGTGGCGAAGAGTTCTTAAGTAAAAAGGTTGTAAAGGCAGCAGTCAGAATAAAGAAAGGTTTGCAAGATAAACTCACACTAGGTAACTTAGAGGCTAAACGAGATATTGGTTACGCTAAAGATTATGTTTATTGGATTTGGAAGATGGTACAAGGTGAGCCAGATGATTTTGTAATCTCAACAGGTGAAACTCACTCTATGGAAGAATTTGTTGATGAAACATTTAAGTATCTTGGTATGAACTGGAGAGACCACGTTGTCTTCGATGAATCACTTAAGAGACCTGCTGAGGTTGATTATCTACAAGGAGACTCAACTAAAGCTAAAGAAAAACTAGGATATACAGTGCAGACAAGTTTCCTAGACCTTGTGCATTTGATGGTAGATGAGGAACTAAATGATTTCGATAATAATTCCGTACTACAAAACTAAAGACTCTGAGTGGCAATACCAAAGATGTGAGGCTTCTATTCTCGAACAGACCTATAAAGACTATGAGATAGTCAAAGTAGAGCAGGGAAGTGCTACACATAACATAAACGAAGGGGTTAAAATGGCTCAGGGTGAGATTATTCTAACCATTGGTATGGATGATTACTTCACCAACAAAAACGCCTTACAAACGATTGTAGAGCGTTTTAATGGTATATGGGGGGCGCATGGTGTGAGTAATAACATCAACCCTATCTATACTGGCGATATACATCTTGGTAATAATAAAATGGGTGGTGTTTCGTCCATGATTTGTCGTAAAGACGCATGGCTTCCACTTGATGAAACTCTTGTCTGGTTATTTGACTGCAAGTGGTATAAAGATATGTTTGCAAAGTATGGTGAACCTACTATAATAAATGGAGACTTAATCACTATCACTGAGGGTGAGGGTCAAGCCACTAGCTCTATAAGTGACGAGATTAAATTAAAAGAAGAACTACTAATGAGGAAACTATATGTTTGATTACCTTTGTAAAAACCCGAGCGATATAAACGAACACCTACCAACTCTAAGAGACCTAGCAAAAGAATGTGACACAGTTGTTGAGATGGGTGTTAGAACCTGTGTATCAACATGGGCGTTCATTGAAGGCATGAATGGTGGAACTCTAATCTCTATTGATATAAAACACCCCAGTAAGTATGGGGCTGACCTTACACCTATAGAAAAGGCTTGTAAGAATAAAGGAATAAACTTTAAATTTTACGAAGCCGATACTCTAGTAATCGACATACCAGAAGTAGACATGCTTTTTATTGATACACTCCATACCTACGACCAACTAAAAGGAGAGCTTGTTCGACATGGGGACAAGGCAAAAAAGTATTTAGTATTTCACGATACTGTTTCATGTGAAAATGAGCTCATGCCAGCTATTGAAGAGTTTTTGAAAGCTAATAAGAAATGGAAGGTTAAAGAACACTATAAAAATAACAATGGTGTAATGGTATTAGAATGTTAGCAACACCTATTTATAAAGGACAAGGTTTGGGCAACCAACTTGCAAATTATGTAACTGTTCGTTGTCTTGCACTAGATAAAGGTTTTGACTTCGGCGTGCAATTCCCAGAACGATTTAAAGGGTACTTCATGAACCTAGACATGGGTAAACCTGTCTTAAATGGGATAACAACAGTAGAAGGACAAACGCCAGAGAAACTACCAGACGGAATAGACTACTACTATCGTGAAGAGTTCATAAACGATGGTGACTATGACCTAGGCGTATTAAAGGTTAAAGATAAAACTCTGATACACGGAAACCTACAAGGTGTTAAATACTTTCAGAATAGAAAAGACGAGATAAGACAATGGCTTGCGGTAGAACCACTAGACCTACCAGATGACCTATGTATCATTAACTTTCGAGGCGGAGAATATAAGTGGGTATCAGATTTTTTCCTACCTAAAGAATACTGGGACAGGGCTATCGCTATGATGAGAGAAATCAATCCTAATATGCGATTTGAAGTCCACACAGATGACCCAGATGAAGCAAGAAAGTTCTTTGATTTCCCGATTATTAGTGGAATTGAAATAAACTGGCGAACATTACGATACTGTCACTACGCAATAGTTTCTAATAGTAGCTTCGCAATACTCCCTGTGTGGCTTAACGAAAACGTAAAGAAAGTTATTGCTCCGTGGGGTATGGGAAGATACAATAAAGATACTTGGCTATTAAAACAAAACTATATACCAGAATGGACATGGATAAAACGCATTGGGTAATCAATTCTTATAACGGAACTACTGATTGGATAACCACTGACAGTGTTACTTTTTACGACAAGAAAGATAAGAATGTAGGGTATAACATTTATGACTATCTATCTTACATCATAGACAATTACGACAACCTACCTGAAACAATACTCTTCGGTAAAGATAATATGTTGGAGCGACATATAACCAAAGAAGAGTTTGACAGTCTCAAAGACAATAAAACATTTACTCCATTACTTACACAAAATCATAAGACGGATGGGATTATAAACTATTACAAAGACGGTATCTATCACGAGCGGAATGACAGTTGGTATCTATACTCATACCCTAGCAAGTTTTACTCTAAGTATGAAGACTTCGCTAAAGACTTTGATTTGCCGAACCCTGACTATCTACCTTTTGCCCCTGGAGCTTGTTATATTGTCCCCAAAAGTAATATACTGAAACATAGCAAAGAATACTACGAAAGACTAAGAGCTTTAGTAGACTGGCATCAAACCCCAGCAGAAGCACACTTAATAGAACGTAGCTTATATAACATATGGTTTTAGACTGTTTCTATTTTAATAACGAATTGGATATCTTAGAGATAAGACTAAATATCCTAAACGACTATGTAGACAAGTTTGTTCTTGTTGAGGCACCACTTACTTTTAGTGGTAAACCTAAGCCTTTATACTACCAAGAAAATAAGGAACGCTTTGCAAAGTGGAACGATAAAATAATCCACTATGTCGTAGAAGAGGGCGACAAAGAACTACTTAAACAAGCATACCTAAGCCCTAACACTGGCAACGGAGAAGACTACTGGATAAGAGAGTGGTATCAGAAAGAAAGCCTACAAAAAGCACTTACGTTTTGTGACGATAATGATATTATCTACATATCAGACGTCGATGAAATATATAAACCTATCGATGTTCAAGATGCTATTTACAAACCAAAACAACTACCCTATTTATACTATCTAAATCAAAGAACAGATGAAGACTGGCTTGGCTGGACTGGGACTATTGCAACCAGATATAAAAATATAAAAAATGCTTGTATTAACCACTTGCGTACCGATAGTATGACGGAGTATATTGTAATTGAGAACGGAGGCTGGCACTGGAATGCCATAGGAGGTCAACAACAAAAGCGTGAAGCATTTAAGCACCCTGTTTATGAGAATGACATTGAATGGAAACGCAGAGAGGTTAACATGCGGAAAGATGAAAGTGATTTACCAGAATATATATTAAATAATAAAACAAAATGGTCAAAATATCTGTTGTAATCCCAATGTATAGTTACGGTCAATATCTCTCAGAAGCTATTGAGAGTGTTTTAAATCAATCATACCCAGCACATGAGATTATTTGTGTGTCAGACGGAGCTATAGATAACAGTGTAGAGATAGCTAAGAAATATCCTGTTATTGTAATAGAAAAAGAAAATGGTGGTCTGTCAAGTGCTAGAAATGCAGGTATAAAGATTGCAACAGGAGACTATATTATGAGTTTTGATAGTGACGATATTATGCGACCTGATTGTTTATTGGAGCACACTAAACTAGCCGATGAGAACAGTATAGTAACTTGTGGACTTATGGCTTTTGGTGGAGAAAACTACACAGCATACCCAAGAGAAGCTACTGTAGATATTTTACTTAAAACTAACTGTATTTATTCTAATAGTTTGTTCCCTAAAAAGATGTGGGAAGAGGTAGGCGGTTTTGATGAGTCACCAGAAATGCGAGCTGGTTGGGAGGATAGACTCTTTTGGCTTGAGGCACTTATAAAGGGTTATAAATCTAAAACAAGTAACTATATTGCACTACTCTGGCGTAGACACGGAAGAACAATGTCAGACACAACAGCAAATCCAAACGCAGAAAAGCTACAAAACTACATTTATAATAAAGCGATGAAACTAATCCGACCATAAAATCCTATATAATTAGGAATATGGTATTTTCTGATACAACTAATAAAAATGGTGCTATTCAGTTCATAGAGTCACTTTGTAAGCTCGGAGATGGAGGAATTACAAACGATACAACACTATTTAAACAAATAACCTCTTATTTTAATCAATCTTGTAAAGAAATCGAGATTGCCCTTTTGCGTGTAGACGATAACTTTAAGTGGGATGACTTCAATTATACAGACTTTCCTATTGCGAAGATTAACCTAGTAAATAATCAGCGAGATTATACACTTCCAGCAGCTACTTCAGGTGGTAATGCTTCAACACTTTGGCGTGTAAACCGAGTAAGGATACTTGGAAACAATGGACTATACAGCACAATAAGACCCCTAAATGTCAAAGAGAACGAGTCTGATGATGGTTCTCAATATACTGGTATTCCTACAGCCTACAGAATGATAGGAAGTAGTATAAGACTTTCTCCTGTGCCGAAAAGTACAGATGTTACACTTACAGATGGACTAGAAATTCAGTTCCAGCGCTCAGGTGTAGACTTTACAACTTCTGATACAACCAAACAACCAGGATTTATAGACGCATACCACGATTTACCATGTTACGATGCCGCTTCTCGCTATCTTCTACCTATAAATACAGACCTTGCTCTACGATATAAGCAAATTGTAGTTGAAAGACTACGTTTATTACAAGATGACTGGTCAAACAGAAGTCAAGATGCAGTCAAAAGAATGATTCCATTCTCTAATAATGCACACTAATGTCTTACCCTTCAAAAAACAATTCTACATACACCGCCCCAAGTAAAAATAGTTCTACTGGAAACTTACCTGGGCGCTCAACTATTATCAGTTACTTATTAAAACAAGATAGTTTTAAACTTTTATTACAAACAGGTGGTGGAATTGTATTAACAGAAAGTTACAACGGCTTCACTACAGAACAAAAATCATAATATGGCTGACCAAAAAATTACAGAATTAACAGGATATACAACACCACTAGACGCCGACGTAGTGCCTGTTGTTGATGTCGCAAACGATACCACCAAGAAAACAACTTGGTCTAATATTAAAGCAACACTTAAAACATACTTTGATACTCTCTACACATACACAATCCCAGTCAAAGCTACTGGTGCTGAGATAAACACTGGTACAGATGACGCTAAATTCGCTACTGCCAAAGCTATTGCTGATAGTAATATTGCTTTTGTTGCTGACATACCAGTCAAAGCAAGTGGTACAGAAGTAGATACTGGCACAGATGACGCTAAGTTTGTTACAGCCAAGGCTATAAATGATTCACATAACGTACCTAGTGTAGCACCAGGGACAACTGGTAATGTTATGACTTCAAATGGAACTGACTGGGTAAGCTCAACACCATCCGCAGGTGCTGGTTGGGCTCTTGTATCTTATACAACAGCGACATCAGCCTCTAATATAGATGTCACATCTCTAAACCTAGATACTGATAAGGCTTATAAAATTATAATCAGGGCTGGTAAATCAACTACAAATTCTACTTTCTTAATGACAGTTAATGGTACTACAAGTGGTTATCTATATAGTGCTACAGGTATAGAGACAACCACTACAGCCATTACAAGCGGTTCAAGTAGTACAACATCATGGAATCTTACTGGTGGTACTAGTAGTACCGCTTTCCAAGGTGAATATCTCCTACAAATGGGTGAGTACGATACTACTCCAAATGAAATTGTAATGCTTACTGGTACAGGTATGTGTGCAGATTCATCTTCTGTAAAGATGGCTACAATAGGTGGTGCACTATCTGCATCAAACGTCACATCGGTTAAGATACAAAAAAGTTCTGGTTCTGGTGATTGGAGGGTGTGGATATTTAAAGCAAACATAGCATAACATGAGTAAACCAATTAAAATATTTGAATTAAGTGGAGAGAAATTTTCAAAGGGCTTGTCCCATGTTGAAGACTTTCC